TTCGCCGATGTTTCTATTGTTTCTAGTATTACTGATGTGCGCATATACAAAAAAATTAATGCTCTATTAGAAACTTCATCAAATTATGTTATTGATTATGGTGTTGCTATTCGTGACACCCTACCTAATACCTCCAAATTTAATAAGCTCGACAGGGAATATGCTTTCAGGTCTGATTCATTTACGTTTAATAACCAAATTGTTTTTATGGAAGATGATAGTACCGGGATAGTTCGTTTATTAAAACGACAAAATGATGTTGATGTGGAAATAGCCAAAATTGGCACCATTGAGTATGAAAAAGGTATTGTCAATATCAGCGGATTAAATATTCAAAACTTCTCCGGACCAGATTTGAAAGCATATGCATACCCAAAAGACAAAGATGTAACTTCACAGAAAAATACTATTCTTGGTATAGAACCATCAAACATTTCCATACAGGCTGAAGAGATTCGCATTGATCAATGACGCATAATATTGAAAAGACTATTAGTAATTTAGTACGGAATCAATTCCCGGAGTTTTACCACACCGAGGGTCCGGTATTTGTTGATTTCGTTACCAAGTATTATGAATGGGTGGAATCTTCTCATAATGTCGCAAACCTTTCTTATGCGGATGCTAAACAAAATTGGAAACTTAATATTGTAGCGGGTAATACCACTATAACATCAAGCAATATTTATACTACGTTCACAAATACATTTTCGGATGGAGAAGAAATTGCTATTTACACCAATACCGAGGGGTCTAATTATAATCTATATACTATCGATTCCATTGTTAACAACAGCATATTAACACTTACTACTGCACCAGACTTTTCTATTACGAATACTCGTTATTCGAAAATAAAAAGTCAGAAAAATCCTGTTAAATTTCTTCGGGATTTTTACGATGATATTGATGTTGATTCAACTTCTGATGAATTTCTTGTTTACTTCAAAGAAAAATACCTAAAAGGTCTTCAATTTGATACTCAAGTTGATCTCCGCCGAATCATTAAACACGCCTTGGATTTATATCGGTCAAAAGGTACGGAAAGGGGATTAAAACTTTTATTCAAAATTGCTTATAATGCAGGGGCCGAGCTTTATTACCCCGGAGATGATTTATTTCGCGCCTCAGACGGTAAATGGTATATACCACGGTATCTAGAAGTTAGCCTTAAAGATACCAATCATTTAATGATCAACAAACAAATTTATGGATACACCTCTGGTGCAACTGCATTTGTTGAAGCTACAGTTAGAAAAATTGTAAGAGGGCGCTTAATTGATGTTCTCTATATCTCTGCTATTAATGGTAATTTTCAAACTGGTGAATTAGTCAACTCTGAAGATAATGTATTAGCTAAAGACGAACGGCCAACTATTATTGGTTCTTTATCGTCTGTTACAATTGATAGTATTGGAGCAGGTTCTCAATTTAGTATTGGTGATATTGTTGACATTGAATCTATATCTGGTGAGCAGGGTCAGGCCAGAATTAGTAATACCACGAGCGCTACTGGTATTGTTGATATCTCATTATTGAATGGTGGCTATGGATATACTGTGAATGCAGAGATTCTTATATCCAATTCTGTTTTACGATTGGATAATCTTAATATTCCAGAAAATTACAACCCCAGCACTAATTCATATTTCTCGCTTTTTTCTCAGGCAATTCAACCTTTGGGGACAATTGATTATTCATCGGCCACATCCGAGTTTACAAATAATTCATTAATCTATACATACCATGCTAATACATCTGAGGCAGGTGTTGGGCGCGTTCTAACGGCATCTGGTAATACATCTGATGGTAGTCTTGTGGTTAGTATCATATCGGGCGCAATAGATGGATTTGCGACTATTTACACAACAGCCAATGCTGATTCTGCGACGGTTGATACTTATACCGATTCCACTGTTTCAGGCAACATAATAGGTTCATCACAAACTGCTAATATATACACCACAAACAAAAGTGGTGGAAGTTTTGTTGTTGGTGATTATGTGTATCAAACAGATGGCACAACAAATACGGCTGTTGGTGTTGTGCAAAAATATGAAATTGATATAGGTGCTAATGGATCTATTACCGTTAATTCAATTTCTGGTGTTTTCCGTGGCAATACAACAATTTATTCGAATACATCAAGTGCGCAAGCCAATCTTTATACGCAATCATTATACATCGGAGTAATTGATCTTTATAATGGTAATTTCATTACAACAAATAACAACTATGTAACTTTTAGCACTGATGCAAATATCAATGCTGTGGTAGGATTTGTTTCTGGTGGGTCAGGTTTATCTTTCGACATTTCAAGTACACTCCTATTCCCCGAAACTACAGATATCTATCAAGATTTTATTATTGATTATCAAAACCTTCCGTTGATATATAGCGCGTATACCGGCACTGTAACAGTTAATGCAACATCAAATGTTGTTGTTGGTGCAGGCACAGATTTCGTAAATGAAATAGGTTGGGCATTAACAGGTAATGTATCAGTAAATAGTACGGCCAATGTTGTTGTTGGGATTGGTACTGATTTCTTAAATGAACTTTCTGTTAATGACATTATTGATGTAAATAGCCAATCCGTTAGAATTAGAGATATTGTCAATAGTACATTTATGGTTGTTAATTCGTATTTCGTAACACCCGATACAGATGCAGTTCCTACTAGAAATCCATATATTCAAATCACGGATGGTACTGAAGCCAATACTGAGGCGCATCAAGTTCTTTCTGTGACTGATGCTACTAATATTGAATTTAAAACTACTCCAACTTTCGCGGCATCGGGATTAACTGCAACAGAAACATGGGGTTTCCCAGGTAATACAGCAGCGAATACAACTCATGCTGTCTTGGAAGATATTTTTGAATCAACGAGTGCTACTATTGGCAAAATTAGCGCATTAACTCAAATTGATAGAGGGTTGAATTATGACGTTGATCCTTTTGTATTAATTTATGAATCCGGTACATATGGATATAAAAAATTCGGCTTAAATATCATTGATATAACAGGGGTTACTGGTAGTTTTACCGAAGGCGAGACGGTTGTACAAACAGCAACTGGCGCACGGGGTGTTGTGGTATCATCCAACTCACAAGCAATATTGGTTGAGAGAGTTCGTTTTCCAGATGCAAATAACTTTACAGTCACAAGCAATAGCACAACTTATGTAGATGGCACAGAATCCGGAGCACAAGCAAATGTCACATCTATCAATCTTACTGTTGATAGTCAATACATTGGTCTGAATGCTGTACTTAATTCTCCCGCCGCATTTTCTAATGGTGCGATTACAGAAATAGATATTGTTTCTTCTGGTTTTGGGTTTAGAGAAGGCGAAGTTATTTCGATTGTATCAAATAACAATATCGCCTCTGTTGTAGCCAATCTTGGTACACAAGGTAAAGGTCTGGGATTCTATCGCCAAAAAGGAGGTTTCTTATCAGACCAAAAGAAATTATTTGATGGACTATACTATCAAGATTATTCATATGAGATTAGATCATCAGTTCAATTATCCAAATACGAAGAAATGCTTAAACAGCTTCTTCACGTTGCTGGAACAAAATATTTTGGGGCGTTTGTTTTCAACACAGATACTGCAATTAATATGTCTGTTCCTGAAACTATTATCAAAGTAGATAATCATGATCTACTAGCGCAATCTATTGAATCTACACCAACTGTTGGTGGCTCTTATGTCGGATTCAACCCTGTAGATATCGAATCTGATACAAATGTAACAGCGCCAACAGCAGGTCATATTCATGTTCTTTCTGCTGCTGAAGCAGAATCTGTGACAGAACTTGAGCAACCAACAGCAGGTCATATTCATGTTCTTACTGTTTCTGGAATTGAATCGAATACAAACACAACTGAACCTGCGATTGGTCAAAACCATTCGTTAGCTGCTGTTTATGAAATAGAATCAATGTCTGATATAGGAACTTCAGAATTTTTATCAGCTGATCATAATTTAACAGCTTCAGAAATTGAAAGCACTACTAATGTAGAAGATACTGGTATTAATCAGTAGCAGAGCGAAATCAATACCTTTCTAGCAAAAAATCAAGGATTATATTTCCCTAAATATTGTTAGTTAGATAAGCAAGGTAATTAATGACGAAACTTTTAACAAATACAAATAGATTACATGCCGCAGAACAGGTTCTGGAATCTATTTCTGAACCTGCCAATAACGCATACTATCTATTTGTTGCTGATCATTCAGATCATTCTAATACAGAATTGCAGCCTGTATATGAATGCGAACAAACCAATATTGATGCTTACCGAAATATGATTTTTGGTAAGCGAATTGAAGGCGTGGATTCGAAGTTAATGGTACGAAACATTCCGTATGTTTCAAATACAGTATATGATCATTATGATGATGCTGATGAATTTATTACTCTGAAAGATTTCTTTGTAGTTGTTAATGAAACGTCTTTCTACCACGTATATAAATGTCTAGACAATAACGAAGGTGCTGTATCAACCGTTAGTCCAGATATCTCTCACATTACCGGATCGAATACATTCATCTATCAAACGTCAGATGGATATCGCTGGAAGTATATGTTTACAGCCGATTCGGCTAACGTAGTAAAATTCCAAACTGAAAATTTCTTTCCGGTAATACCTAACACTAGCGTCAGCGAATTAGCTGTTGATGGTTCTATTGATGTCATTCTAGTTGATGGTGAGGGCCGTGGTTATGATAATTATTCTTTGGGTACATTTGACGCTTCTAATATCAAAATCAATGGCGATACTCTTCTGTATGGATTAAGCAATGCTTCATCATCTGTTGTAAATAGTTTTTATACAGGGTGTAGTATCTATTTGTCTTCAGGAACAGGTTCCGGCCAATACAGAACTATTTCAGATTATTATGCCAATAGTGTTGGTAAATATCTAGTCTTAGATACAGAATTTTCTACATTACCAGATGGCACAACTGAATATGAAATCTATCCAAACATTATAATTTCTGGTGATGGTCGCGAAACAGTAAACGCTGTTGCTAGAGGGTTGGTAAATGCTTTAGCATCTAATTCAATCTATCGTGTAGAAATGCTAAATCGCGGCGCTGGATATCAGTATCATACAGCAACAGTTGCAGCTAATTCGGTTGTTGGTGTTACCGCTAATGCAATTGTACGCCCTGTCTATGGTCCATTTGGTGGGCATGGATATGATCCAGCAAAAGAACTTTACTGTAAGTATATGACATTTACTGTTCTAGTATCTAATACAGAATCAAATACAATACCAATTGATAATGGATTTCAGCAAATTGGTATTCTAAAAGATCCAATGTTTTCAAACGTTGTAATTGATTGGACAACAGCTAATGGTAGTTTTCTCAGTGGAGAAATGGTTTATAAAATTAGTCCAGTAAAAATTGAAGCAAATTGTGCAACTGTTATTGCATCGCAAAATGTTGATTGTACTGATGCTGACTTTGAAAATCAATTTTCTACGGGAGATTTTGTTTATCTTAATTCTGGTACTGGATTATCACACCAAATAACGCAAGTTGATTCTGTTACAAATAGCAGTCAGCTTATACTATCTGTAAATGCGTATTTTTCTTGTACAGAAACTATTATATATCACGCCAATATTACGGGTCAAGGTATCGTAGAGCTTGCCAATTCAACCCATCTTACTTTGGCTAATACCACAGGTCAAATTGTTGCTACTGACACATTAGTTGGTGTATCAACAGGTGCTCAAATTGTTGCCAATTCAATATTCAGAAACAATGTTGAAAAATCTTTTGATACTTTTGTTAACATGTATAAATACGAAGGAACCTTAGATAGCGGAACATTCCAAGAAAATGAAGTGATTTATCAAGGCAATTTAACTACTTCTAATGCTTTATTGCATTCAATAACTAACGATGGTGGTTCTATTACTGTATATACCACTAATCAAGTTGGCCAATTTATGGCAGATGGAGCTAATAGTATTGTTGGATCAAATTCTGGTGCAACGGCAAGTTTAACTGAAGCTTGGGTTCCAGAATTAGTATTCAATTCAGGTGATGTTTTATTTTTACAGAACATCGAAAAAGTTACACGATCAGCTAATACGAATGAAACATTCCAAATTATTTTTGAGTTTTAAGGAAAACAATGCCAATAGAATCTAAATTAGATGCAACGCCATATTTTGATGATTATGATCAATCTAAGAAATATCATCGCGTCCTTTTTAAGCCCGCTGTTTCAGTTCAAACTCGTGAATTGAATCAATTACAGGCTATATTGCAAAATCAAATTGAAAAATTTGGTAATGCGGTGTACAAGCGTGGAACGATTATACAAGGTTGTTCTTTTTCATTCTTCAATAATTATCCTTATATAAAAATTCTAGATAACGAAACTGATGGTACAGATGCTATTCCATCTCTTTATCTAAACTATTTTGTTAAAAACAGTTCAAATCTTCATGCGTATGTTATCAACTATCAAGAGGGTTTTGAATCAGCTGATCCTGATCTAAAAACAGTTTATGTAAACTATATTAATGCTGGTGATGATGGGCTAACCAATTCCTTTGCCGATGGCGAAACTTTAACCGTATTTGACAGTAATAATTCATTGTTTTCCATTACTGTTGATAATGGTTCATTAGGATTTAGTAATACTGATACCGTTGTTGTAACTCCTGCTATTGCCGTTAATGTTTCTTCTGGTTCATGGTCAAATGGCGATAATATCACTATTCCTGCTACTGGAGCAAACCTTGAAATTGTTGTTGCTGATGAATTAACATTAGCTGACTCGGATCAGATTCTTTTATATTGCCGTCCTAGAACAATTGACCTTGCTAATGGATTAGCTAATTCTGTTGCATGGACGCTTGTTCAAGATGCAGATTGCCGCGATCCATCTAACACTGTTATTTGTACTATCGAAAATATGTTTGGTTCTGTGGCAACAGCTAATGTTGTTACATTGACTAATGGTAAAGTGTCAAATGTTAATATTGTATCCCGTGGTAATGGTTATCTATATGCGCCAGAAATTGATATCAGATCAGTAAACAATTCATCTGGTATTGCCACTCTTGATTTAACAGCTAAAAACTTCTTAGCTGAAATTCAAGTTGCATCAACTGCCAATGCAGTTGGCAACGGATATGCCTTTAGTGTCAGTTCTGGGGTCATTTACCAAAAGGGGCACTTTATTAATGCCTCGGAACAAACTATTATTATTGACAAATACACCACAACCCCAAACAATGTTTCTGTTGGTTTCCAAACCGCAGAAAGCTTTATTGATTCCAATATTGATCCTACATTGTTTGACAATGCTCTAGATACTAAAAATGAAACAGCTCCTGGTGCGGATAGATTAAAGCTAGAACCGATTCTAACGGTATATGACTTATCAAATGTTGAAGTTATTGTTCCTGAAGATTTCTATACTCTTGTGGAATGGAGTGAGGGCAGACCATATAAACAAAATCAATACACTGATTTCTCTGGACTAGGAGATGAACTATCTCGTCGTCAATTCGATTCAACTGGTAACTTCGTTGTTGATACCTTCCAAGTAACAACCAAAAGCCCAAGCGATTCAGATAGAGAAGGAAAATACTATACTCTAGCTGTTGATCCAGGGCAAGCATATGTCTCTGGCCGTAAAGTTCAAAACCGTAGAAACTATATTATCGATATCACCAAGGGTATTGATACCATAACTTCAAATAACTTCATTTCATTGAATTACGGTAACTATGTTCGTGTCAAAGAAGTTGGTGGAATATTCCAATTCTCAACTGGAGATACGGTTGAACTATATGATACAGCCACAGAATTCCTATCGACTGTAGCGAAGTATGAGGCGGGCACTACTACTCCTTCAGGAACCAAAGTGGGCGAAGCGCGTATTAGGTCACTGATTCTGCAAAGCGGCGTAGCAGGCGAAGCTAACACGATTTACCGCATGTTCCTATTTGACGTACAGATGAATGCTGGTAAGGA